AAACTGTTAGATACAGCTTGAGTAATTGCCATAATAATCTCCTATGGGTTCCTTGATTCGAGAGGGATACGAATAACGCCGTCCCGAAATTCGTCTCTACGATCACGCCCCATCTCATATGTGGCTAATGCTTGTACAGACTGATTATACATTTTATCGTAGTATTGTATCATATCTGCAGGACCTTTCAAGTATCCAAGTGCTTCTAAAATACAACCATACAATAGCACGTTTGGAGCATTCTGACTTAACCAAGTTGATGTATTCGTACTTGTTAAACCAGGAGGCTTATACGTGTATGCGAGCTCTACAGTTAATGCAGCGTTCGGGGTTGGCGCAAGATAGTGTGTGTCTTGGTCCCACATCGCATAAAATTTAGGCGTTGCGGCTCCAGTAGCAGTGCTATCAGGTGCGTATTCATTCATAAAGGAAATATCTTTTTGTATCAAGTAAGTTCTATCATTTGAACCATCTATTAACTGTACATATCTCGTGGCTTCCCAATCAGAGGGAAGAGGTAAGTAAGGGTTGTTGACTGTTAGCGTTGCGGTGTCGTATTTTCTGTAATAATTTAAATCTACTGTTCTTCTTACCTTATCTTCAATAGATTCTATAAAAGGTTGAATAATAGCATTTGAAAGCACCGCAGTGCTTGTTTCTGTGTAGTTTCTTACGTTATCTGTTAAATCGGAATAATCGGTCATGACGTGCTCACTGTAACATTACCTACGGCAGATATCAACCTTGTAGGTTTTTTTGGTTGTTGTAAACTCAAAGGCATCATGCTCTTTTGAGTAGAGGCATAAGCTACCCCGTTTGCATAATAATTTGTAACTGGCATATCTAAAGTTTCAAATTGATTTACTTGTAATCCAAAACCTGCACCATCATAAGCAGCATCTCCACTAGCTGGTTTTACAACAGTTCTACCTGCATTTATAGGACCTAATGCGCCACCAACAAAGACTCTTGAATTTGCTATTTGTGATCTTGCGTGTTGTAAAGACTGAGGGTCTGTTACTATCGGTAATGGTTCTAATTGTGGTTGTTTTGGTTCATACTCACTTGTATGCACCCATGAGCCATTCCATTCTTGTACCATTTCATTATAGGGAAACGCCATACCAGATCTATCTGATATGCGTTTTGCAAACTTACCAGATGCATACTTTCCCATTAAGCACTCGGTAAATAAACTTTAGGTGTTAAAAATAAACTTGTTCTTTCACCATCTTGAGCTGCTGCTCGTTGAAACTCATCTTCGTAAATTTGTTTTAATAATTGAATTCTATCTGGCGCTTTTTTCATTGCTATGTAATAAGCTAACCCAGCAGTTAGACATGGAAGAAAACGAAAAGGAATCTCATTATTATTTGTGTAAGCGCCCGAATCCTTCATCCGAAGAAGAGCGTAATATTTTAGAGTGTACGCTGTATCTGCTGCAGGATATAGATATAGTTTTGGGTTTATCGTACGTTCAAAATAGTATTGACTTGGTCGTCCGCTGGTCGTTTTAACAGTATAATTAAAATAGGTTGATCTACTAATTGATGTTGCTGAATAATCATTACTACTACTATCCGATATAACAACATCTGTAATATCAATTATTTGTTGAGCAGCATCGGCCCCCGAACCAAATAAACTTGTACCACTTAAATCTGTTGTACCTTGAGGCAACGTTTTTTCTTGTAACTGTATAGTCCAAAGATTCAATCCTCTGTTAGCCCACTCAGCTAACATAAGATTAAGGGAACGTCGTGCGGTTTTTAAGTCGTATCCACTACGAACTTGTAAACCGCAACGTTCAAATGCTTCCTCTGCTATATCATCTATAGAGAGGTCAAAGGTTGCTGTTGAAGCGTAAGTTGGCATCTATTTTTTATTACCCATCATGTGACCACCGCCACGTTTCTTAATAACTTTTTTCTTTTTAGCGCCCATCATTCCACCACCACGCTTTTTTACTGGTACTGGTTTTCCGCCTCTTTTCATTGCTTGTTTCTTTTTACCCATCATGTTGACCTCCGAATATTCGTTTATAGGTTTTTTGTCTTGATACTACAACGTCTTGATAGTACCCTCTAGGCCACAACTTATAGTAACCAGATTTGTGCAGTTTATCAGAAGCTTCCTGTAATTGCGAGAACTTTTGTACAAGCATCATAGAATAAGCTAGGTCACTTTCAACCATAGGCATTTCTCCAGTTGGTGTTACCAAAAACTCTTGTTCTTCTTCATTAGCTGGATTTTTAGGATGAAATCCCATAAAAAATATATCTTTTTTGTTATACCACTCATTATAAGAATCTATTACTTCTTGATACTCATCAAGTGAGTAATTAAAGTAAGGGTCACAGAATATTAATATTTCATGCACCTTAAAATCTAATTGTTTTATGTGTGCATTTAATTCTGCTTTATATTGTTTAAATTTTCTTTTTGTTTCAATAATAACTTTGTGATCGTTCCATGTTTTTTTAGCAAAAGGACATGCTGGAAAACCACCTAAATGTTTATTAGGAACTTCTAAAAAATGTTCTGACCATTTACGAACGTCGTCTGTTATTTCTTTTTTAGAATACACCTTTAAAATCAAAGCCTCTTACGGCTGCTCCTGCTCTTCTTTCTTTTGATATAAGACCTCCACTAGCTGCAAATGTTTTTACATTTTTAGGTTTGCCGCCTGGATTGCCCGCAGCCCTCTTTCTGCTGACAGCACTCGTTTTTTGCGACTTTGTCATTCGTGTGGCCTTTGCAATAGGAACGCACTTCGGATATTTTCTCTTGCTTCCCTTGCTGCTCTTTCTGCCACAAGGTTGATATTTTCCGTCTTTCTTCGGGGCTCCAATGTCCACCCACTTCTCTTTGACCCATGCTCTTAGTCCTTTCTTTGACATTAATTAATTGTTGTTCTTTTACGTTTATTTTCTGCAACCGCTCCGCATCCTCTCGCGATACCACCTTTATTAAGGTGAGAAACTTTTTTTCTTTTTTGTGAAAGTTTGTTGGAAGCAATTGCTCCTCCATTAGCTTTTGATTTTACTTTTCCTGAACAAATTGCGGAGGCATACATATTAGCATAAGCTGATGGATAAACATCATATTTTCTTTTTGCAGCAGCTTTTCCTTTAGCACATAATTTACCCATGACCTTGACCTCTATATTTGACGTGTTGACGTCGTTTGTTTTTATTCTTCGGCCTACTGCGTGAAGAATTACCTATACTAGTTCTTTTTTTGACAGGAGTAAAGTATTGGTTATTTGGAAGTTTAGCCGCCATAAATTGTCTCTTGTAAGAAATCAAAAAGATAAGGTTCTTTTTTAGCTAATTCCTTATAATATTGTTTTCTCTTATTTAAGTTCATTTCTATACTTTTAAAATTATTTTTCCAAAAATCAAGATTTGAATTTTTATTGTAATACATAATTTCTTCAAGTGTTGTAGGAAACCAGTTCATACCTGTAGCGATACAAGGAAACCCTCCTATTGAAGTCCATTGTTTCTTTTCTAATTTATCTGCAAATGCCTTGTGTATTTCAGATGTTTCATCAAGCATAGACTCTTCTACATTTATCTTTTTTTTCTGTATATCTCTCCAATATTCAGTATCTATTCTGTCCGATAAATAATAATGCATTCCAACAAATTCAGCAAAATTTCTAAACATTCTTCTACAAACCCAATTGTAATGTTCTTTTGCAAACTCTCCTATTATGTTCTTTTTTAAAATAGGAATTAAATTAATTAAAAAAGTATGAATTGTAAGTAGTCCATTGCTTTCTAAAGGTTCTATAAAACCAGCAGATAATCCAACAGCGCATACATTTTTTACCCAAAGTTTTTTATGAATTCCTATTCTCATTTTTATTTTTTTAAATTCTAAATCATCTTGACCAATATGTTTTTGAAATTGTTCTAATGCTTTATCATCGTCAATATATTTATCTGAATATACATAGCCTGTACCCATTCTACTCCATAAAGGAATATTCCATATCCAGCCATTCTCTACAGCTTTACAATTGGTATATCCTTTAAGTTCTTGTTTTTTATCTTTGTAAGATTGTTTGGTAGCCCATGCAGAGTTGTTAGGCAGTAAATGTTCATAACTTTCAAAAGGTTCTTTAAGTGTTTCTCCCAAAAGTAAAGATTTAAAACCAGTACAATCAATGTAAAGATCAGCTTGTATTTCTTTTTCTGTATCCATAACAAGAGATTTTATAGAACCATCCTCTTCTTTTTTTATTTCAACGATGTCTTCAATTAAAACCTTACCACCTAAAGGTAAATAAATATTTTTCTCCATCCAATCTGCAAATTTAACTGCATCAAAATGATATGCCGTGTGTCTTTTAAAATCAAAAGTAGGAAATGAATTTTTATCTGTAATTCTACCTTGGTTTATTAATGCCATATGTGGAAACATACTATTTGCATAGTCT